TTGATGGATGAGGAATATCAAAGTTCTTTTTAGCAGAGAGAACGTGAGTTCCACAACGAGATGTAACTTCTCCTTGTGCTTTGATGTCTCCCCCAGCTGCAATATCGGCAGTGACATCTAAGTATTCATCTATAGCAGCATTCCCAGTTACTGCTAAAGAATACGGATTATGCATACCACTACAAAGAGCACCAGGAATATCTGGTGTTGGTGAATTTGGATTTGTGATTGGAGCAACCATCAAAGTGCCATAAACTTTAGGATAAGCAGAAGGATCTCCAACTAAAAATGGACCTTCTACATAACCAGAACCTTTGATTTTTGCTTCACCAATACCAAGAGCAATTGGAACAACTTTCTCTGCACTACAAAGAAGTTGCCCATTATATGCCCATATCTCATCCATACAAAATGCCATCTTTTTATCCTCTCCTTGCTTTTACAATATCTTTCGTGGCACAACTCAATCCTTGCATTACAGATACCAATTGTTTCATCATCTCTGCTTCAATTTGATAGACATTCGATACTAACTTTAAAGTTCCAGTAGCATCAAACGTTATATTGTTCGACTTAAGTTTAATAGCACCACCATCAGCATCTAAAACAATATTTGCTTCTTTGCTATTTGGTCCTTTAGCACTCAACTCAATGTCGTTTGCTTCTAATCTAATTTTACCATTATTTGCTTTAATTACAATATCTCCATTTTTTGCGTCAATGGAAAATCCAATATCAGTTTTAGATAATAGTTCTGAACATTCTATATTAAAAGCACCAGGAGCGCAAGCAGTAGTCCATCCTTTTCTTGGACCATCTTTGGTCATTTCAAAAAAGTGATGTCCATCAGAACCTCTCAATGATACATCAGCAGTACAAGTTCCATCAAAAGAAATACTTCCAAAGGAAATATCACCATCTCCTTGTCCGTACCAAGTACTATAATAATTAATCTTAGAACCTTCAGCCATATAATTTATAAAATTACCTTACTATTTAATGCTTTCAGCAAGAGTATCATACACTCTAATCGGTCTCTCAAAAGTTTTATATGGTCCAGCATACTTTACACCAGCATCATAATATACATTTCCATAATAAGGTTTTCCACTTACATAACCCTGAACTTTTAATCCGACTGTATCTATAACTGTAATAATCTTTCTCTGCTGAAGTTGAGGACTGAAGAGAATAGGGTCTCTTACAACTTCAAATACTGGTGTAAAATCAGCATTCACACCGGACTCTGAACGTATTGTAATCGTTGGACGAACTGTAAATCCAACACCAGGTCTTACAACTTTTACACGAGCAACCTGACCGAATGGTGTGAAAGTTGCTTGAAGAATAGTTCCATTATTAGGAGTGATTTCAACGACATCAACTCCAGGATTGTAGTTTATTCCTGGATTATTAACAATAACTTCCTTTAAACTTAAGACAGTAGGATATCTTGGTATAGCAACTTCTAATAAAGCTTGTTCTGCTGGAAACTGTGCTGGAATGTAGTTGCTACCGGAATCTAAAACAACTCCATCAACCACCTGTCCATTTTCAATAACTGCCTGAACAACAGCACCAGAACCAATATCACATTCATCTACTACTTTAACTGTTGGTGGAGTTTGATATCCAATCCCAGGATTTACTACATCAATACCCAACAAAACACCACCTGGAGATATGATTGGATTTGCTTCTGCTCCTACACCATCACCACCAGAAAAAACAATCTTTGGACTTCCACAAGGTTTAGGTGCTGTATCACAAACTGATTTTGTTGAGATTAAATCTTGTGGTGTGAGTTCATTAACTTCATCAATAGTCAAATACCTATACTTATTATCACCATCTAAAAAGATGTATGTGGTTCCTGGATTAAGTTGTTCATATGAGTTAGCATCAGATATCGACACGTCTTCAACAAGAACACCAGTGCTATCATTATAAGCAACTTTGATATTTTCTTTTGGTATTGGTGCTGTTAAAATACTAGTCATTATCCTCCCTGCCTATTAACTTCTTTTAGTTTTGTTGTAGTTTGTTGTGCTACATTTGCTGGAGAAGGAGCATCTGATGTTGTTGAACCACCATTATAAAGAGTATAATGGTCATTTACAGGACATTGTGGAGATTGGTCGCAATCAAAGAAACCAATAACGGTGCTAATAAAACTAATCGCAGCATCAATACTACCACTTATACCAGGAACAGCAGATGCGATACCAAGAGTTTCAGCAAATACATTTACAACATTACCTTGCTGAACTGCTTGGATTGATTTAGCAAGAGAACCAACTAAACTGGAAGGAATACCCAGAGAACTTGCGACTAAACTTAATCCACCAGCAACATCTCCACTATTTAATATATCCACAGCATCATTAATAGTATCTAAAGGAAGACCAGTCAGTGTATTTGATGCTTGAACAAGTGATTTGAAACCAGCAACGATTTCACCATCTTCAAAAAGAAGTGCTGCTGGATATGCGTATCTTGGAATAACAGATAAACGTTGTCCAATCAGGTTAGTAATATCGGTGATGTTTCCTGGAGTTTGATTACCACCAAGAACTGCTGCAGCTGTTCCTAAATCATTAATAAAGGCATTACTTCCGATAGCAGTTTTCAAATCAGTAAACTCTCCAAGTTCACCTAATCCAGCAAGAGTATCATAGGTTGTGTTATCCAGAGTAGCAACAGGATTGTTCTCAAGGAAAACAGGAGAAAGTGGTAGGTTTCTTGGATCTCCACCAAAAGCAGTTGCCTCGTTGGTGATATTTAAAATGATAGGATTAAGAGCAGCATCAGCAGCACTTGTTATTGCGTTAATATTTTTTGCTAATACTTCACCAACCAATGCCTCAACTACACAAGCAGGAGTTGGTGTGAATGTTTGTTCGATAGGAGGAACATTCCCAAAAGGAGTTTGTGGATTACCTGCTGCTGTTGCTGCTGATTGTATTCCTTCTCTTTGAGTGAGAGGTAAGTTTGAACCTGGAGTTGATGGAGTAGCAATATTATCCTCAACAAAGGGGAATGAAGGAGAAGCAATCAGTGATTGTTCCGCATTGTTTTGAATATCAGCAATCTGTGAGGCAAACTGATTATTTAAAAAGTCCTTGATTAATCCAAGAAGTTCATCACCAATCTTATTAAACAAACAAGTTAGTGTCTCAAATCCACTAATCTTTCCTTCAAGCATTGCGATTTTAAAACTTGGAATAGAAATATTCTCAAATGCTTTTAGTGTATCATTTATTCTATCTTGAGCAAATCCTTTCACCTGGTCCATTATTCCCTTCATACACTTGGAAATAATGTCTGCAGCTTCATCAATCAATTTTGTAATCTGGTTCTGAATGTCTGATACTTTTGATGATGCTGCTGCTGAATAAATGGATAGAGCATTTCGAAGTTGTGTAAGTTTCTTACTCAACTCTTCTATTGCTATCTTTATATTTTTAAGATTGGATTGCTGTTCTTTACAAGGACTTGATAATACAATCTTTTCTTTTAACTTTTCATCTTGTCTTTGTGAAGCAACAGGAGCAACATTCTTACCTGCTGCTTCTTCAATCGGTTTTGTTTTTGGTGCTGGTTGATTTCTTGTTAGGTTATGGTCTGGAACTTCAGGAACACTTTTACCAGTTCCTTTTCCATCATCACCAGTTCTATTCGCATTACCGCTGGTTCCAGCATAGTTTGATGAGTTAACACCAACCGTTGATGATAGTTTCGTTTGAGTATTATTTCCCAACACTCCCATAATAACAGGAACTTGTTGGTCTGCTCCATCCAAGAAGAAACCAAACACAAACATACCTTGACGTATGTTTGGTGTCTGCATTGAACCACCTTGTCCACCACCAGCAGTGATTGGATACATCACTTGTGCCCAGGGCAGTTGGTCTGATTCTATAGTTTCTTCTTCTTTATCGTGAAGACCAATGATTCTGACCTTATATCGATATCCCCAACCAGGAATATCTTTTTCTGACTTAAAAGTTTCTGGGTTAAGGTTTCCTCTCCAGTATGAATCGTCGGGTATTTGTCCTACCCACCAATTAAAATTTGCTCCTAGAAAACCAGGATTAAAGAGAGCTCCACCTTCCATTAGTTATCAGTCTTCGTAAATTCTGCACTCACTAGCATCTGGGTGAGTATCACAATACAATTCCAGAGGCGTTGGGTCTTGGTCTGTGTCTGGATGATTTGCTTGGTATTTTTCTAAAGAATCAAGTTCGCTTTCAATATGACGCTTTCTTTGGGGACTCAACGAACCATTGTTGAGTTCATCTCTGTCGTCATTGATGTGTTGTTGAAGAGTTCTATCTGTCATAATGCGTTCCTAGAAGTGTGATTACCTTTTCTTCCGAAAGAATCTCTTACTAAATTTAATTTTGTATAAGTTTCTTTTGGAGAAATATAATGACATAAATCTGATATAATATATAGACCGCCAGTTTCCTTGTTCACATCATCATTTTTAGTGTCTGTTTGAGGCTCTGGAGCATCAAAAAATACAACGTCTCCAGCGTGTAATGAAAAATCACCAGGTATTGTGATAGAACATTTAGAAGCAAAAAGTTGATTGTATCTCATACTTGATTGATTCAAGATTTCTTTAGGCAAATAGTTTTCTTCTTTTGATTTTTCTACTTGCTGTGAAGTACTTCCAGAGGGAAGAGTTCCTTTATCAATCAACATATATTGTGTTCTGGAAAACTCCTTGTTTTTTCCACTGCGAAGGAACTCTCTATTAAGTCTCTCTGATGGTATCTCTTTACCACCAAGTTTCAATGAATCTTTTTTCTCTTCAGAGTTTGGAGTGATGACTTCATAAAAACAATTAAATGGGTCAAACATAATCGTGCGAGTAGAATAAGCACCCATCTGAAGTTTCTTTTGAACATTAACACGATTATCTTTTTCAAAAGAAAGTGCTTTTACATCATATCCAGCAGGAGTATTTTTTCCTCTAGTATCAGGAGTTTCATTATAGATGATCGACTTCTTTTGTTTTTGTGCTAAAAGTCCATCAATAGATTTAAACTTAAATCCTTCAGAAGTTTCAAAGAAAAAATATCCAGCACTATCACCTAACTTTTGATTCTCTGCCGACACTGACCTTTTT